CGTATATACACGAATGTGCATAAGTTTTGCACATTATAAAAGAATTTTTAAAGAAGAGATAATTGCCTGTGGTCAAGAAGTAGCTGTTAATGCAGTGAATGCTGTTTTAGAATCGTCGCGGGTCCAACATGGTGCACTTGAGCGTAGTGGTGAGATGGCAAGTCACATCTCACGCACCGCCGTAAATGTCGTGAAAACAGAGACAAAGAGAATCGCAAGAGATACACTAAGGACTGCTGTTGTACCAATTACGGATGTGTGGGATAGAATTTCGACTAAGGTTAACAATTCTATGCTTTCTTCTTCAGAAAGACTCAAATTTGAGCTATCTTTGGTGAAGACATATATGATCGATTTGGGACAGAAAGTACGCTCAGTGAGAATAACCAATAAAGTGGTACTTACTGTTATTACAGTGGTACCTTTGTTGGCAGGTGCAGCCTATATCTGGAAACACATGACAAGTTTCCAACTCCAGGGGAGTCGTGATATTGGTGAACGGCCAACGGCCACTGATGAAAAAGATAATCCATGGTACAGAGATGACTATGAACCTAATACTTTTGATGTTGGTGTACTCTCTGCATCTTGGAAAAATAGACCAATCGATCTTGTTGCGGAAAAAATATATCGAAATATTTTCTTTGCTACAGCCCGTTTTGAAAAAGATGGTCTACGAAAGAAGAGAGAGATGCGCATACTCTGTGTAGGTGGTAATCTTTGTGTGACCAATAATCACAATATACCCGAACTAGATGTCGATCTTACGATCGTATTATCCAAGCAAGTACCTGGAGTGGGAAACAACTTTGAATTTAGATTGGGAAAGGATGATGCTTTTCGTCTGCCTGAATCTGATTTGGTATTTTTCCGAATTGGTTGTATGCCGCCAAAAGCCAATTTAGTTGACATATTTCCATCAGAAAATTTTAGAACAGTATGCAATGGCGCATTACTGGGGAGAAATGCTGAAGGTAGTGATGAGACTAGAGCTCTACGTGGTATAAAGTTTGACCCCGAATATTATATTCATCAGCTCGACCGCAAATACAAGAGTTGGGTATATTCAGCTGCAGAAGCTACAGTTAATGGTGATTGTGGTTCAGTGGTTCTTGGCTTCGCTCCCACTGGCCCTACCGTTTTGGGTCTTCATCAAACAGGCGGACGCTATTGCAAGATGACAGCTGTTCAAATAACACGTGAACATATAGCAATGGCCAAAGATTTCTTCCAAATATCCATGATACAGTGTGGGTCTCCAGACTTGACGGACAAGAATGGTAAGACCATAGTCATACAACCCCTCCATCGTAAGAGTGTATTCCGTTATCTAGAAAGTGGCACTGCCAATGTTTACGGTTCATTGCCTGGTTTTAGGGCCACTGGAAAGTCGCGTGTTACGCGGACACATATCCATAAGGCAATGGTAGAAGATGGGTATACAGTTAAAACAGGTCCTCCTATTATGAGGGGCTGGGCGCCTTGGCGACATGCGGCTTCTGATGTCATCCAACAAGTTTTTTGTTTAAAGCAAAGTGTCGTTGACAAATGCGCCGATGCATTCGCTGAGGATATTATATCCCGTCTGCCCCAAAACCAACTTGATGAGATGATCATTTTAGACAATGATACTACCCTAAATGGATACCCGGGTACTAAGTTTATCGATAAGATGAACAGACGTACCTCAATGGGCTTCCCATATCGTGAAAAGAAAATTTTCTATTTAACGTATAAAGGGAAAGTTGATGTGTGGCAGGACTATGTCATATTTCATGAAAAATTTTATGACCGTGTTGATGGTATTATAGAATTATATGAAAAGGGTGTGCGTTATATGCCAATATTTATTAGTCATCTTAAGGATGAACCTATAAAGATATCCAAAATTCTTGATAAAAAGACTAGGGTATTTTCAAGTGGGCCTGCCGAGTGGTGTTTTGTTGTTAGGAAATATCTCCTTTCTTTTGTGCGTGTTGTACAAAATAATAAATATATTTTTGAATCTGCGCCTGGCACCAATGCGGCATCGGCAGAGTGGGACAAGATTTACCATTATCTCACTGCATTTGGTACTCAGCGCGTTATTGCTGGTGATTATTCTAAATTTGATAAGAGAATGAGTGCTCAGTGGATTTTGGCAGCTTTCCGAGTTATCGATCGCATTCTAATGTGTGCAAATTGGAGTGATACGAATCGGAAAATTGTGCAATGCATTGGTTACGATATTGCTTTCCCGCTGACGGATTTTAACGGCGATTTAGTGGAGTTCTGGGGATCCAATCCTTCGGGTCATCCTCTAACAGTTATAGTCAATGGTTTAGTCAATGCACTCCTCATACGCTACTCATGGCATGAGGTGGGCAATTCCCTCGGAGATTTCAAAACTAGTGTCAATTTGATGACATATGGTGATGACAATATCATGGGTGTGAAGGAAAGTGTAAACAACTTTGACCATACGGTTTTAGTGCGTGAATTAGATAAAATAGGAGTTGTGTATACCATGGCAGATAAAGAAGCTCAGTCCGTCCCATTTGTTGACATAAAGGATGTGAGTTTCCTCAAGCGCAAATGGGTATTTTCTTCGGAATTGAAACAATTTGTGTGTATGCTTGAACATGATTCCATTGCAAAGATGCTTACTATGCACATACCATCAAAAATGGTGTGTGTAGAACAGCATTCCGTGGATGTTATGTGCACTGCCCTATGCGAATATTTCTATTATGGTCGAGAACGATTTAATGAACGTCGCGAATTCTTCTTGAAGGTGATAGATCAATATGATTTGTATCCTTATTTTGATGAGTTCCCAGTATTTGAAGATCTTGTTGCTGGATATATAGAAAACAGTAAAGGAATCTACCCTGGAGACGTGTGTGCAATATGCTCACAATGAGTGAGCAATCCGGGCCTGACCTATAAGGTCCCATTGTAAAACCAAAATGTAGGCGTAAGGTGTGTGATCTTGCTCTATGACGTTTGCCGCGCTTGAGTAATGCTACCCGCGAGAATGACCTGAGCGTTCCTCAAAGCTCCTATTTAGGAGAGTGTTTGGTTGTTCCACGTGGCTAAATCTGTGGGTGTGCTGTTAGGTAACCAGCACACTAAAAACACTACAATACCTGCTAATCAATACAATTATAATAAGGGGGCGAGGAGTCCTACAACTTCCTCTTTACCCGTTGGTGATCGTGAGTCGACCAGCGGTGTTCATAGAACCTCACATATTAACACTCCTAGCCTTGATTTCAATGCTGTCAAGCAGAAGAGACGTGAATTTAAACAGAAATGTAGCTATCGTAAGCGTGACAAGCGCCGTGAGTATTTTGCGGCGGTGGGTCAGACTATGCGTGGCGACATTGTATTACAGTCTGAAGAGACGTCTGATACTGCAATGACGGCTTCTGAGAGCGTTAGAGCGGAAAACATTCTATTTAAGGATGATGCTCTATCTCAGCGCATTTCCATGGGGAATATGGGTGCGGGTGATTATGACGCTGACGCAGATGTTGTTGCTGGCTTGGGAGAATATCTCTCACGGCCTGTGCGCATATATACGCTCAATTGGTCAGAGAGTACTTTTACTCAAGCTTTTATTCTACCCTGGCATTTATTTTTCAATACACCGCAAATTAAAAAGAAATTGGATAATTTCAGTCGTATCTCATGTGAGCTTAAGTTGAAATTTGTTATCAACGCTTCACCATTTTATTATGGTAGTTTGCGGGCGTGTTACTTCCCCTTAACAGATGAACGTTCAACATACACTAATGTTAACGACCAGATTCCATTTTCTCAAGCACCTGGTGTTTATTTGGAACCCCAAAATATGACAACAGCAGAGATGACTTTACCCTTTCTGTGGACACGGAATTGGTTAGATGCCACAGCTGCTACTGATTTTCAACGAATGGGCACTTTGTTCTTTTTGCAGTATGCCAATCTGCGATCAGCTAATAGTGTCGTCGGTACTGGTATTACAGTATCCGTCTATGCTTGGGCTGAAAATGTTAAAGTTATGGGACCTTCCACAGCATCGGCACTCCAGTCGAGCGAATATGAGGATAATGGTACTATTTCTGCTCCTGCTACAGCTATTGCTGATTTCGCAGAGCACTTGGAGGATGTACCTGTTATAGGACCTTTTGCTACAGCTACATCTATTGGTGCGCGCGCCGTGGCTGGCATAGCCAAGATGTTTGGCTATTCCAATCCTCCCATGATCGACGACGTACCTGCTATGCAGAATAAGACATTCCATGCCTTTGCAAATGTGGAGACTAGGATGCCAATAGATAAATTGTCGATTGACCCCAAAAATGAGGTGACTATATCTAGTCGCGTTGCGGGTGTCGAAGAAGAAGATGCTTTGGCCTTTGCTAAAGTATTAACACATGAGAGTTTTTTGGTAGGTGCATTATGGGCTAATTCTAACCCTGTTGACACATTGTTGTGGTCTGCGGTTGTTACACCAACATATTTTCCATTCGGTGGAGGTTATTACACTTCACCTCCAATCTCCTATTTCAGCAGAATGTTCAGATATTGGCGTGGGTCTATAGTTTACAAATTTCGTTTTATTAAAACTAAATACCACACTGGACGTTTGATCATCTCTTATGATCCGGGAACTGATCTATCTGCCACGAGTGACACTGAAACAACAACATTCACCCGGATTGTTGATTTGTCTGTGGAAGATGAGGTAGAGGTGATCATTCCATACAAAGCCACTTCCCCATGGTTGAGTGTGCAAGGTAATGTTAACGCGACGACTTTCAGTAATGGAACATCGCCTGTTTATAGTTACGACCCTGAAGTGTATAATGGTACTCTATCTATTAGAGTTCAGAACATATTGACGGGTCCGGCACCTAACCCCCAAATTGATATCCTCACATATGTCCGAGCAGGCGATGATTTTATGTTCAGTGTACCTACTGAGATCAATACAGTCGTTACTCCACACGATCCAGCTGGCGTTATACAGTCTTCAGATCAAGATGATGTCATTACACAGCAAGCGGTGGAAGTTGATAAACATGTTGCAGTGATTACAACTGGTGAACTCATCTCGAGTCTTCGGCCACTTCTCCATCGTGTGAGTTTGGGATATCAGCAATTAGCTGGTACTATTTCAGTGGGAACAACAGCTGGTATCCAAACTACTGCAAATTATGTATGGAGAATTCCGCGCAGTATAGGACGGTCTCCTGATGCATACGGTTATGCAACTGTCGCAGGATCTGGAGTTCCATATAATTTTGCACCTAATCATCCAATAGATTGGGTTCTTAATTGTTACGTTGGTGTGAGAGGAAGCACCAATTTACATGTGAATGCCACATCCAATGGAGATAATGTGCCACGTGTGTCACATCTATCCATACAACGCTATTATAGCAATCCTATTATTACCACCACTTCTTATGTAAGAAATGGCGCTATTGTATCTGCTCAATTTGATACACCAAATCAAATTTCGCGCAATTCTATACGGTATCCAGCGTCTGGTCAAACTATTTTTCCCACGGGACAAACAGGAGTGACGGTGACCAATACTCAGGGGCAACCAGCAGTTTCTGCCAATATGCCTCAATATTCTAGATTTCGTTTCACGCCTGCATTTTTTACGCAGCGTGGTACGGATCCCAAAACAATGACGAGAACGTATGATGAAGCTATGGTGACTTGCCAGTTCACCACTAAAGCTACATCAACTGCGACAACTGACTGGCCTGTCTTGTCATATTACTATTCCGCTGGTGTGGATTTCCAACCAGTTTTCTTTTTGTGTACGCCACGGTTGTTTACAACATCTCTAGCTCCCGCTAGGGATGTGTATCCGTAATTTTACACATGTAACAAAGTCCCGCGTGTCTGATGCGTCGGGCGCTCAACTTTACAAAGTGATACCATATTTGGTGCCTGCTTTAACTACTGAAAGATTCATAGTTTGAACTTTTGGAGTTAAGCTTAGCGTGCTTAAAATCACCTGTTGAGATATCAAAACAATCAGGATCCATTGTGATTAAAATCTGTTACCACTTCGGTGGTAGAGGCAAGTTTCACCTAAGTCGGTCCTGATGGGCCGGAAAGGTGTTTTCCCTTCCTCCTCTGTAGAGTCAGAAATTTTTCATATTGGTCGTGACTGTTTAAGTCGGGAC